CCTGTTTCTTTAAACTGGCTTTCAACCGCTTTCTGCTTTTCTCGTACACTTTGTCCACTTTGTCCTTTCCGTCCCTGCTGGAAAACCCAACAAGGCATTATGAAGTGTTGATAGTTAATGGGGGGTGCTTGTGGCGTCTAAGTCGTATTGGGCCAAGCAGAAAGAGAAATTGAGCGCGCGGGGGCGGCTGGGGGCGTCGGCGCGGTGGGATCGGGTGCATGCGGCGCCAGTGGCGGTGCGCGAATCGCGGGTGGTGGAGATTACGATTCGGGATTCGCATCGCCCGATGGAGCTGGTGCGCGCGCGCCGGGAGATGGATGACGTAGGGATCTGGGGGCGCTGGCGGGTTGCTGGCGTTGCTGGACGGCCGGTGGGGCCGCGGGGATTGGGGCGGTTGATTGCGCTGCTGATCGAGTAGATACGTTTTTTTCTGTTGACGGGTTCTGAATTAGGGGACGGACTGCGGGTATGAGTTCTAAATTCTCGATGATTGAGGGGCCAGGGTGCTTTCTGGCAAATCAGACGGCGCTGGGGAGACGGGTGCGGGATTGGTTCGGCCATGCGCAGGAAAATCGGCGCGATACGGAGCTGATGTGGAATGCGAATCTGCTGGCGCTGGAAGCGAAGCGCGGTTCGACTCCGGATGGACACTGTTCGTCGTCGGAGGCTGAGCAGTCGTGGCAGTCGGATGATGTGATTCCGTTTTGCCGGATGAAGCTGCGGGCGGCTAAAGCTGTGGGCGAGAATGTGGTTCTGAAAGCTTCGGATGTGCCGCTGCGGGCGAAGGTTCCGGATTCGATCCGGCAGGCGGTGGAGCAAGCTGGCCAGGATCCGGCGGCGATCGAGGCGGATGCGCGCCGGGAGTTGGTGGATCTGTTGTCGGATACGGGGGCGGCACGGCAGCTTTTAATGCTGTGGACGGATGGCGCCCGCTTCGGGGAGTCGATCTCGCATGCTACGGAGGCGCGGCAATCTCGCAATGAGTGGGAGTTGGCGGCCAATGGTGAGGCGGTGGAGGTTGCGAAAACGGTCCGTCTGCCGGGCTGTGAGCGGGTGGATTTGTTCGAGTGCTTCCGGGATATGGAGTATGAGCAGATCGAGGAGGGGGCTTACTTTTTCCGTGCGCAGCCGGCGGACATGAGTGCGATTGCCGCGTTGGTGCGCAAGCCTCCGGAGAGGGCGGATGCAGACGAGGTGGAGCAGACGCCGCTGTTTTCTCAGGCGGCGGTCGTGCGGGCGTTGGATCAGTTTGCGGCTGGTACGAAGCAAGGCATGGGAGAGGATACGGCGTCGGATGAGTCGGAAGCGCCGGAGCGGCGCAAGCCGCTCAAAAGGCAGCGGTCAGGGACGCTGATTGAAGCTTGGCTGCATGCGCCGCGGAAGGAGGTAGAACGTTTTCTCGCGCATTGGAAGCGCGATGCGGCGATCGATACGGGAGCCAGCCGGGATAAGGCGCGGATTGACCATGTGAGCGCGGCTGGCGGCGCGGATGCCGCTCTGGAACCAATTGACGAGGCAGATACGATGTTGGTCCAGGTGTTTCTGGCGAATGGGGAGATTGTGGGCTTCAATGCGGATCCGGGACGGATTACGTATCATCGTGAGGTTTGGGAAGACCATGAGAATGGGATTGATGGATTCGGGGTGGTGGAGGCGGCGCGTCCGTTCCAGCGAATTGTGACGGGGCAGACCCGCGCGTTTATGGATAATTCGAAACTGCTGGCGAATTTTGTACTTGCTGTGCAGCGACTCGCGCTGAAGACGCGGGTGGAGGATGTATTCAAAGCGGGTGGCATTCTGGAAATTGAGGCGGACGAGGATGTCCGCAAAGCGGTCCAGCAGCTTACGTTTACGGACGTGACGGGACCGTTGTTGCGGGGGATCGAGATGTTTCTGCATTTCGGGGACCTGGCGACGCAAATGCCGCGGGAGTTCCACGGGCAACAGCCTGAATATGAGTCGACGGCGTTTGAGGTTGGGCGGCGCCTGGAGCAGGCGGGCAAGTATATTATCTCAGTTGCGCGCCGGTTCGATGGCCATATCAATTTTATTACGCAGCATTATCGGTCGTATTTGTCGCGGCGCTATCCGGTTTTGTTTGCGGGGACGGGGGTTAACAACGTCGAGGAACTGCTGTTGCGGGTGCAGCGGGTTATGCAGATGTTCGAGCGGATCCTGACGAATGATCAGTTGCAGCGGTGGGCTAATTTCGAGTGGTGGCTGCATGAGATTTCGGAGCTGCAGGAGATCCCGTATGCGGAGGCGTGGAAGACGGCGAAGCAGGTAGCTGAAGAAGCGGAGGCGGAAGCGCAAAGCGAGGAGCGGAAGTTGTTGCTGGCGAAGGCGGAGGCGGAGGTGGCGAAGCTGACGGCGGAGGCGAATCGGGCGGATGCGGATGCGGATACGAAGCGGGGTAAGTTGTCGATCGAACGGGCGAGCACGGTGCAGGGTTTGCAAAATGGGTTGCGGCGCGGCGGGCGCAGAACAGGAAAGGGTGGTGGTGGTGATGAGTGATGAGTTGCGGCGGGTGACGGTTAGTTTCCAGCGCGGGGATCTGACGGATGTTTTCAATCTGTTCGACGGGGCCAGCGTTTTGCAGGCGGGGCCGCACGATGATCGTGATGCGACGAAGCAGGCGGCGTATTGGATCGGCCGCAATGCGGCGCGCATCCAGGCGGCGGCGCGGCGGGCGGGACGGCAGGCGCAGGAGATTATGACGCTGTCGGCGGCGGAAGATCTGTACGAGAAAGCGCGCGAGGAAATTATGCAGCGCTTTGCGAAGCGGGATGATCGGGGGGATCTGGTGCTGGTGAAGGCTGGTCCGGATCGGGAGGCGTATAGTTTCGTGGGCGAGAGTGAGGCGCTCTGTAATGCGGCGCTGGCTGAGTTGCGGGAGCAGCATGCGGATGCGGCGGATGCAATCGCGGCGCGCCTGGTCGATCTGCGCGCGTTTCTGAAAGAGCCGGTGACGCTGACGTTGACGTCGATCAATTTCAATATGCTGCCGGCGACGATGAGCGGATCGTATGCGGTGGGCATTCGGAAGATGCTGCATAATCGTCCGGATGAATTGGATTTGGGCGATTGCGGCGACGTGCCGGATGATGAGATGGATGACGCAGAGTAAAGTCGGCTGTAAAAAAAGGTTGACGGGTTCGAAAATCGGCAAAAGCGTTGTCTCGTAACGGAAGGATTGGGCAAGTATGGCTGAGCTGAGCATGGCGAGCGGGATAGATGGCATTCTGCGGGTGCGGCCGGTTGATCTGCTGAGTGAATCGCAGATATTCCTGGTTGCGGGTGCGGCCGATCAGCCGTTAGGCGTGGCGTTCTTGACGGGTGCGCGCGCGTTCGCGGATGGTCAGTTTGCTCGGGCGTTGCGCGATCCGAAGATTAACAGCGAGCGGGTGCTGGATGATTTTCGTACGCAGTATGGGCTTTTCGTAGGGCTGCATTTTTGCGGGGCGTTGGTCCAGGCTTGCAAGGAGGTGACTCGTGGTCAGTGAGGCAGATGCGGTAGTGGATGAGATGGCGCCGGAGAATGAACTGGAGGGGCAGCCGACAGTTGATGAGTTGGTGGGCCCGGGGCGCATGCCGATGCCGGTGAGTGAGCCGTTGTGCGAGCTGGGCAATCGGACGCATCGCGTGGCGGGCGTGGGGCTGGTGATCGAGATACCGAATCGCGGGGTGTTGATCGGGCAATGCGGGCAGGTGTCTTTTGTCGATCGCGTCCAGGTGATGCTGATCGGCGGCAAGCTGACGCTGATGTCGATGTAGTGGAGTTTCGAGCGAGCGGGGATCCAGATCGTAGCGACCGTTGAGTTGCCGGGGATCACGTCTGCATTAAGCGGGGTGCGTGATGGGCGACGAACGGAACGATTTTGTGTTCGAGGAAGATGAGGATGGCGGCGGCGTGGCGTTGACTCCGGAACAGGAGGATGCGGCGTTTAGCGAGGCGGCGGCGCGTCCAGTGTCTGATTCGGACGGCGGCGGCGCGGATGCCGGCGGTGGCGATGCCGGCGGTGGCGCGGATGACGGCAACGGCGATGCTGGCGATGGCGCGGATTCCGGCGGTGGCGATGCCGACGATGGCGCGGATTCCGGCGGTGGCGATGCCGACGATGGCGCGGATGCCGGCGGTGGCGATGCTGGCGGTGGCGCGAATGTCGGGGCTGCGGCCGGTGCGGCCGGCGCCGATGCGGCGGATGCGGGTGCAGCCAAAGCGAAGACTCCCGCACAGCAATCTTCCCAGAAGCCGCAGCAGTCGGCCAAGGATTCACCCCAGGATGCGGTACCGGCTTCGTTGTTCGGGGGGCGACTGGACCAGGCGGAGGCGTCGCGGTTGTATCTGGAACTGGTGGGCGATGAGGACATCCCGGATCCGGACAACGAGGGTGCGACGATCAAGGTGGCGGCGCTGGCTGCCGCCAATCCCGATATTTTCGCGGCGAACGCGATGGCTTTGAATCGTTCGCTGCTGGCGCTGCGGGAGGATATCCTGGCCCGCGTGGGACCGGCGCTTTCGACGGTGGCGGCGGAAGCTCATAGCAAGACGCTCTCGACGCTGGCGGAGAAGGTGGCGGGACAATTCGCGGAGCATTCGGATGTGGGGGAGATCCTGGGTACGGATGCGTTCGAGACCTGGGCGGCGGCGCAGTCGCCCTTGCTCCAGGAGACGATGGACCAGGTTGATCCGGAAAATCCCGCGTCGCTCCCGGATGCGGACTATGTGCTGGCGAAGTTCAAGCGGGATACGAAGTGGAAGTCGTCGGCAACGGCTCGGAAGCCGGCGGCCGATAAGCCGCGCAATTCGGCGGCGGCGGCGGGGTTGCGCTCGCGCACGGTGCGGCGGAATACGTCGGCCGCGGCCGCGGATGGGGATTTGTCGGACGAGGAGGAGGATCTTGAGTTTGAGCAAACCCTCAAGCAATTTGCGCGTGAGTGACGCGCTGGTGCCTGGTCCGGAAAAGAGCGAAGTGTTTCGCTGTGATGTGTGCGGCAAGCCGCTGTTTGTGGGGCGGCTGGGGCCGGGATCGAATTTGAGCGCGAAGTGTCCGAACAGGCGCTGCGTGCGGCATCGTGAGAGCCCGTATTGCAGGATTGTGATTCTGTAAGCGGGATGTGTAAGGAAAACGGTCTCCGGGGGGTCCGGGGCCACAACAAGGAGATTGCAGAAAAGTACGCGTGACCCGAGCGCGACCGTTGAGTTGCCAGTGACCGTTGAGTTGCTCCAACCGGACACACGCCTTGCTGCATCAGCAGGAGGACGTAGAGATGGCACAGACATACGGACAAGTCGGGGCAAGGGTTGGCATCCAGATGGTTGCCAGGCTGTTGCAGACGGGGCAACCGGCAATGCTCACGCAGCGCTTCGGCCAGCGTGAGGCGATGCGCGAGCACGCGGGCGATGTGATCAAGTGGCGGCGGTATCATCCGTTCACGCCCTTGACGGCGCCGATCCACGAAACAATTCCGCCGGAGGCGCAGCCTCTGCGCAAGACGGACTACCAGGCGCAGCTGAAGCTCTATGGGGCGCTGGTGGAACTGTCGACCAAGTGCGTGGTGCTCCACGAAGATAACCTCCTGGATGTGATCACCCGCGGCTGCGGGCGGCAGATGGGCGAGACGGTGGAAATCGTGACGCTCAATATGCTCAAAGCGGGCACGACGGTGTTCTTCCCGGGTTCGGCGACGAGTCGCGCGACGGTGGACGCGACGATTACGCGGGGCTTGCTGCGGCAGGTGAAGCGCTTCTTCGAGCGCAACGACGCGCAGCCGATGACGGAGATCCTGGCGCCGAGCGCGCTGACGAATACGTTCGGCATCGAGGAAAGCTACTTCGTGCTGGTGCATCCGGACCTTGAGGCGGATGTGCGCGGGATCACGGGCTATCTGCCGGTGACGCAGTACTCCACACCCAATCGCCGCATTCCGGGTGAGTTCGGCGCGGTGGAAGGGTTCCGGTTCTGCAAGACGCGCTTCCTGACGCCGTGGGAAGCGGCGGGGGAGAGCGGATCGACGTACTTGACAGGCGGGACGTCGGGCACGGGCAAGTGCGATGTCTACCCGGTGCTGGCGCTGGCGAAGGATGCCTATGGCGTCGTGCGCCTGACGGGCAAGCAGGCGGCGGGCATCAAGGTGCTGCAGCCGGGTCAGCCGCGCGGCGGCGATGGGCTGGGCCAGAAGGGTTCGGTCGGCTGGAAGATCATGTACGCCTGTGCGATTACCTTCGAAGAAGGGCTGGCGCGTATGGAAGTGGCCGCGACGGCCAATCCCACCTAAGGAATCACTCCCACACCCAGGGGCGGGGTGGCGCTGTTTATCCGGCGCTGCCCCGCAACTAGGAGGGGGGTTTGAATAGTCGGGCAACGGGCAGAGGGGCAAGAGGCAAGTAAGAAGGAGAAGGTCATGGATATGGTGAGCGGCATCTATGCGGGCGCGGGGACAAGCGCGCTGTACATCGGTCTTGGGTTCATCCCGAGCAAGGTCGAGATTTTCAACCTCGATCAGGCGGAACAGGAAATTCTGATCTGGAACGATGCGATGGCGCGGGCGGCGGCAAGCCCCGGGGGCCAGATTCGCAGCGGGCTGGGCAGCGGCAGCGCGAATTTCGCGGTGCTGGCGCAGGATGCGGGCGTCGAGCCGTGGGACGGGGGCGACATTATCGCCACGGCCTCGGCCAATTACATCGTACTGGCGGGGGAAGTGGCGGCCTATGCGGGCGACCAGCGCGATAAGGGCGCGGCCGCGGTGCGGCAGTGGACGCTGGGCAGCTCGGACAACCGGACGGGTAACTTCGACAACGAAGTCGATACGGATTTCGTGGGCATGGGGTCGGTCGTGGAGATCGATGGCAAACGCTACAAAATCCAGGTGCTGACGAACAACGGCGAGCAGGCGAATGAAGTGACGCTCGATCGGGCGGCGCCTTCGGGGCGGGTGAACTACATCGGCTATAAGCTCGATTTCGTGCAGGCGCCGGCGGGCACGGTGATGCCGAAAGGCCTCAAGGTCAATGATGTGACCTACGTGAATGAGTCGGGCCAGGAGTGCGAGATTCGGGCCTACCGATAGGCGGCAACTCGGCAGAGCCGCTACCACCAACAGGGCGCAAGTGTAAAGAAACGCGAGGCGGTGCGTAAACCGCGAGGCGGAAGGGAGGCGGCGATATGGCGGCGAAGAAGGTTCATGAAAATGCGGTGCGCTACGGCGAAGATGGTTTGCCGTTTGCGAGTGAGGATGCGGCGCGCGAATACATTAAACGGGAGGAACTCTCGTACGATGTCTGGGGCGTGCATCGCGAAGCTCCGGATGCGTTCGTGGTGATCAAGCTCACGGAGCTGGTCCGGCGGATGGATGCGCAGGCGCAGGCGGCGCATGAGGAACGCGAGCAGGAGCAGACCGCGGAGGCGGATGCGGCGTGGCGGGAGTGCTACCTGGTGACATTTGCGCCGGCGAGCAGCGATAATGACCGGTCGTTTGTGCCGCTGGCGGTGAATGGCCGCCAGGTGCAGGTGCCGCGTAATGTGCCGACGCCGTTGCCGAAACCGCTGATCGAGGCGGCGAAGAATGCGCAGATGGAGCGGATTGAATCGCTGGCCGGCCGGGAGTATGACCGGGCGCTGCGGCGGACGGGCGAAATGATGAGCCGCTATCCGTTCAGCGTGGGCGAAAAGGTCGCTTACAAAGAGTACGAGAAGATCTTGCACGAAGGCACGAAGACGGCGCGGCATGAAGCGGGCATCAAGCTCAGTGATGCGGAATGATCTGACGGAAAGGCGGGCGGCCGATGACGGTAACGGAAACGGGGATTGTCGCGGCTATCCGGCGGAAGCTGGCGGATGAGTCGGCAGTTGACGCCGCTCAGCGTTGGAGCGAGGCGGAGATTCTGGGGGCGCTGCGGGCGGGCTTGCGCCTCCTTTATGCGCAGCGGCCCAGCGCGTTCAGCGTGACGGCGCTGCTGGTGGATTATGACGATGTGACGGAGCCGGAAAGCGGGAGCGATGACTGGCCGGCGCGGACAGTGTGGATTGAACCGCTGGCGAATTTCGTGGCCGGTACGTTGCTGGCCGATGATTCCGACAGGGCAGACCCGGACCGGGGGATGCTGTTTTTGCAGTTGTGGGCGCTGGCGATGGGGCGCGGTTGATTGGAGTGGGTGATGTTGCGGGATTTTGACGATCTTAAACATCGGATGGCGATGGACCTGAATGGGTGCCCGTGGCCGGAGAAGCGCCAGGCGCTGGCGGAAGCCTACAAGGAACTGTGCGACAAGGCGGGTGTGCTGGGCGAGACGTTGAGCGTGACTGTTGTGCAGGACCAGCAGGTTTATGCGCTGCGCAATAACCGGCGGGGGGCGGTGATTGCGCGCCTTGTTGAGGTGCGCAATCCGGACGGGCAGCGGCTGCCACGATCGGCCTATGGCGGCCGGATGGGGCAGGGACGCTTTGCGTTGGTGCTGGCGGATGATTGTCCGGTGGTCGCGGGCGATGTGCTGGCGGTTGATGTGCGGCATTCGCCGACGCTGGAAGATCCGCTCGATGTGCCGGACGCGGATGTGCTGGCGGATTATGCGCAGGTGATTGTGACGGGGGCTAAGAGCGTGTTGCATCTGATGGCGGGCGAGCCGTGGGCTAATCCGGAAAAGGGTGTTTATGAGGCGCGGCTCTTTCGCAGTTTGATGAGCGATGCGAAAAGCCGGGTGGAAACGAGCGGGACGTATGAATCGAGGGGGCTGCACGCATGAAGCGAGGACGCATGGCGATTCTGGCGACGCTGTTGCTGGCGTTGGGGTGTTCGGCCGGTTGGGCGACGACGGCGCGCCTTGTGATCGATGCCGGCAAGAAGCGGATTACGACGCGGCCGAATACGGTGGCGATCCGGGAGTCGGTGCTGGTGGAGGTGGTGGGGATCGGTGAGAGCGCGGCGACGAATTTGATGCTGCGGGTGGTGGATGATGATTTCAATGTGCTGGCGGCGGCCGATGAGTTTGCGGCAACGAATATCAGCGGGGTGGCGGCGGCGGCGGGTACGCTCTCGCTGAATACGGAAGAGATGGTGGCCGAGTTCGCGGATTCGGGGGCGGGGGCGCAGCAGCGTTTTACGGTGGTGGTGTGGGATACGGGTAACAGTTGGCTGTTGTGCAATGATGATATCGGAATCGGGAATAATCCGTATGTGGCGGGGTTGCCGGCGCCAATTGCGATCAGCGTAACGAACATCGAGTATGTCTTGTCCGGATCTACGAATGCGATTCCGGTATCGTCGGCCGTGAAAGATTATGTCGATGCAAAAGTGTCAATTACCGACCATGCTTTGCTCAGTAATCTTGCCTGGGACAAGAGCGGGCATACCGGAACGGCTGAGCGCATCGCGGCGTTTGACGCGAATGGTGAGGCGAGCTTGCTTGATTATAGCGGCTGGGATACCGACGCGGCGCAGAGCAATTTGACGGTCCATATTGCCGACCCCACCGCTGCCCACGCCGCGACGGCTATTAGCAGCACGGGCACCTACAGCACCGTGCAGGCATATCTCGACGCCCTCTATTCGTGGGGCGACCATGCGTTGGCAGGGTATCTGACAGCCGAGACCGATCCAATCGCCACCAGCAACCTAACCGCCCACGCCAGCCTGACCGGCGCGCAGGACGCCCACGGCATGAGCAACACTGTCACTCTTGCGTCCAACGCCGTCCCGCAATCGCGCACCCTCACGATCAACGGCGATACGCAGGAGTTATCCAGCAACCTGATATGGACGATCTCAACCGGCGGCACGGTGGCCGAATACCACGTCACGCCCTCGACAAACGCAGCCACCGCAGGCAGCAACCTGGCGACAACGTATGCCGCCGCCGAAGCCGCATCCCCCACGGCAAGTAATCGGGCCGTGGTTGTCTGCTCTCCCGGCGTCTACGAAATGTCATCGACGCTAGCATGGGATACGGAGTATGTAGATCTGGTCAGCATCACAAGCGAGCGCGACGTGTTTCTGATTGGCTCAAACGTCCAGTTTGTGGCGGACCATATCCGCGTTAGCGGCATTGACGTGACCGGCACAACCGACACGTTTCTCTACATGGGCGACGCGAAGACGAATCAGGTCTGGCGTAATGTCAAGGGCGGGAATTGGCCGTCGTCGCCCGCGTGGTGGAATGAGAAAGAGTTCGCCGGGGCAATATATGACAGCGAGTTTGGCGATTGTTTCGGTCGCGGAGCCACTGTCAGCGGC